GCGCAAAGACCGCCAAGATAACAATAAAGACGTGGGGTGGGTCGCGCGCAGCGTGCCCCACCAGGGGCCGTGGTGGGCCTCGCTACGCTCGACCCACCCTACGTTCTTGGCGCCTTGGCGGTTTATTTTGGTGCTGTCACGTCCTGGCACGAGTTGGCACAATCAAGGAGTAAAAACCCCGAAAAAATCGCAAAAACTGCTCTCGAAACAACGCTCTCCGCCAGGGTAGTATCGAGTTGTGGACCTGCAACGAATGTTCGCCCTGGCGCTCGACCCGTCCCTCATTCTCGAGGCGCGCGGCATCCTCCCCGATCCCTGGCAGCGAGTGTTTCTCTTGTCCGCCGATCGTCAGGTTTTGCTCAATTGCAGTCGGCAGAGCGGCAAAAGCACGGTCGTCAGTGTCCTGGCCCTGCACACGGCGCTGTTCACGGCCGACGCGCTGGTGTTGCTCTTGTCTCCGTCGCAGCGGCAGAGCGCGGAGATTTTCCGCAAGGTGCTCGACGCCTACAAGGCGCTGGGCAAGCCGGTGGCGGCACGGCAGCACACGCAGCTGCGCCTGGAGCTGGTCAACGGCTCGCGCGTGGTGTGTTTGCCTGGACGTGAGGGCACCATCCGCTCGTTCGGCGGCGTCCATCTGCTAGTGCTGGATGAGGCCGCTCGCATCCCCGATGACCTGTATCGCAGCGTGCGGCCCATGCTCGCTGTATCGCAGGGCCGGCTCGTCGCGCTGAGCACGCCATTTGGCCAGCGCGGCTGGTTCTGGCAGGAGTGGGAGGGCGGCGGGCCGTGGAAGAAGATCCGTATCAGCTGGCGCGACTGCCCACGAATCACGCCACAGTTCATCGCCGAGGAGACCCGCGCCATGGGCGTGTCGTGGGTGCAGCAGGAATACGAAACGCTATTCACCGCGCTGGAAGGCCTGGTTTATCCGGATTTCGAGCAGGCGCTGGTGGACGATTGGCCGCAGGTTACGGGCCGGTGGGTGGGTGGCATCGACTTCGGCTGGCGCAATCCATTCGCGGCCGTGTGGGGCGTCCTCGACCGCGACGACGTGCTATGGATCGCCGGCGAGCGCTATTGCCGGGAGACGCTGCTGCACGAGCATCGCGAAGCCCTCCGCGCGCTGGGCGACGTGACGTGGTACGCCGACCCGTCCGGCCGCACCGAGATCGAGGAGCTGCGATCGGGCGGCTTGACGGTGCGCCGCGGCGACAACGACATTCGGCCGGGCATCGCCGCCGTGGCGGCCCGGCTGCGCACCGGACGCCTGAAGGTGCACCGCGACGCCTGCCCCAACCTGATCGCCGAGGCGAGCCTGTATCGCTATCCCACGGCCGGCCAGCGCGTCCTGCGCGGCGAAAACCCGGTGGACGAATACAATCACGCACTCGGCGCGTTGCGCTATCTCATCTCGCGCCTGGACGCGCGTTTCATCGCCCGACTGCGCCCGCGGCGCGGGGGATCCGAAGAAGCTAATCCGAAATCCGAAAGCGGCGTTCTGGACGTCGGCAACGAAGACCTGTGGACGAGGCTGTCATGATGCGAACTCTGCTGATGCGAGCCTGGCAGGCGCTGGCCGGCTGGATACGGCCCAAGGGCCTGCCGTATGCGCTGGCCGGCTCGCAGTGGTCGGGCACCAGCTTCGTCGATAGCTACCGGCGCAACCGGCAGCCGACGCCCAATGAGATCCTCGCGGAGCTGAAGAACACCGCCTGGACGTGCGCCAGCATCAACGCCGCCGTCTGCGCCAATTATCCACCGCGGTTGTACGTCATCACGGAGCACAATCAGCCCCGGCCGAAGTGCCTGACCAAAACGCTGTCGCCGCGGGTCGAGCGCCGCCTGCGCGGATTGCCGCATTTGCCCGCCCGTACCAAGAGTGCAGCCATTATCGAGGAAGTCACGGAACACCCGCTGCTGGCACTGTTGCGGAACGCCAACGCAGTCCTCAATGCGTTCGACCTGTGGGAGCTGACGACGCTGTATCAGGAAGTGCATGGCAGCGCCTACTGGTATCTCGACCTGGACCCGGCGCTGGGCGTGCCGCGGGCGGTGTGGATTTTGCCGTCCCAGAACGTCACGCCGCGCCGCGACCCCAACAGCGCCAACCTCGTCGATTACTACCTCTATCGCAACGGCAAGAGCGAGGAACGCTTCGCGCCGGAGCAGGTCATCCAGTTCGCCTACCCCGATCCGCGCGATCCGTACACCAGCGGCCTGTCGCCGCTGCGGGCCTGCTTCGAGCAGGCGGCGCTGACCAGCGAGTTCGCCGCCTTCAAGAAGGCCAAGTTCGAGAACCACGCCATCCCCGACGCCATCATCTCGCCCGACGAGGTGATGGGCGAGGAGGAGCGCGACCGCCTCGAAGCCCAGTGGAACAACCGCTTCCGCCGGGGCGGCAACGGGAAAGTGGTCGTCGCCGAGTCATCGCTCAAGGTGGCCCTGCTCCATCACTCGATGGGCGATCTCTCGGCGCTGGCCGACATGAAGGCGACCAAGGAGGACATCGCGAACGCCTTCCACGTCCCCATCGCGTTTCTGACAACGCAGACGAACCTGGCGAACTTGCAGGCGTCGCGGAGCCAGCACATGAGCCTGGCCATCAGTCCGCGCCTCCAGCGTCGCGACGAGAAGCTCAACGCCCAGCTCGTGCCACTCTACGATCCGACCAGCCGGCTGTTCCTGGCCAGCGAAGATCCGGTGCCGGTCGATCAGGACTTGCTCGTGCAGCAACAGATCGCCGACCTCAAATATGGCGTGGTGTCGATCAACGAAGTGCGCAGCGAGCGCGGCCTGCCGCCGGTGCCCTGGGGCGATGTGCCGTGGCTGCCGCTCCAGTGGGAACGCACCGACATGCCGCGACGATGCGAAATGCCGCACACCGGACGGAATCGTCCACCCGAGGATACGGCCATTGATGATTAGCGACGCTTCGCAGAAGCGTCGGAGCGGACGCTTCTGCGAAGCGTCGCTAACCAAAACTTCGCGAGGTCCCCCCATGCCCGACTTCCTCAAAACCCATTACGGCCCCGTCGAGGGACCGCTTGGCTTCCCCATGCCCGATCGCACCGCCCGTGCGCTCGACACGCTGTTGAAGTCGCTGCCGCGCACGCCGGAGTACGAGTACCGTCATCTCGTGACGGCCAAAGCGGCGACGGAGATCAACCCCGGCGAGCGCAGTGACGTCAGCTGGATCAGCAGCGAAAGCCCCGACCGCACCCGCGAGGTCGTCATCGCCAGGGGGATGAACGATTCGCAGTTTCAGGGCAACCCCATCGTCACGCTGGGCCATGCGTATTACCTGCCGCCCGTCGGCAAATCGCTGTGGCGCAAGCGCGTCCGCGATGGTGAGCGTGTCGGCATCAAGGCCAAGACGGTCTATCCTGCCCGGCCGGAGTCGTGGCCGGCGCAGGAGGCGTGGCCGCCGGACCAGGTGTTCGCGCTCATCCAGGCGGGACTCTTGCAAGGCAAGTCCATCGGCTTTCTGCCGGTCAAGGTCCATGTGCCCGACGGCAAGGAAGTGCAGAAAAATGGCTGGGGCGACAACGTCGGTCTGGTCATCGACGAATGGCTGCTGCTCGAATACGCCTGCGTGTTTCTAATGGTCAAGCCTAAAATATACGCAAGTAATCCGATTCCGGGGGCGGGCAGGAATCGCCCAGAAACGCCCGCGCCCGTTTATAGGCTATCCACCCGCCCCGCCCGCCCGGACGCGGCCTACGCGAACCTGGGCGTGGCAAACGGCATTCCGGGGGGCAACCGCCCGGCGGCGGTGCCGGGGAGCCTGAGCGCGCCCACCGGCGATCCACTACCGGAGAGAAAAAAGAGACAAAAAGTCGCATAGAGGAGTTGCGCTGGCGCATGGTCCGCGCTAAGGTGTCACCACGGACGCGACCAAGGGGGTCGCGACCAACCTACGAAAAGGGGAAATGACGATGGACGCGAACACGAACACGCAGGACCAGGGCACGCAGCCGCAGGGGCAGGACACAGGCACCAATGGCGACACCACCCCGGCCAAGGTGTACACGACGAAAGCCGAGGCGGAAGCCGCCAAACCCGCCGACGCGCCGAAGAGCCTGAAACCGTTCGAGGTGTTCAAGGCGGGTGTCAGCGTGGGGTGGGTGCTGGCGCGCGGCTACGACCACGGGTTGAGCATCATCGCCCGCACCGAGGGGTTCGCGGTGTCAACAGGTGTCAAGGCAGCGTCGGTGACAAAGGAAGCAGTCGCTGCCAAGCTGGCCGAGTTCACCGACGACGAACTGAAGGCTCTTGGATTGACCCGCAAACCGCAGCGCGGCGCGCGGAGCTAGTTAGGATCGAAAGAAAGGAACTGAACCCATGCTACCCGAAGCGTATGAGAAGGGCCGCGAAGCTGCCTTCGATGGAATCGGGCAGGATGCCAACCCGTACCCACCCGGCAGCAAGGACGCCGAGCAATGGGACGAGGGGTGGCGCAATGCGATGTTTGATGTCAGCGGGCGCTCAAAACCAGCCAGCGATGGGCGCTTGAAAACCAGCCACTTTGAGGAGACGCAGAATCGGCAAGTAGCCTTGAGAGTACCCTCCGTACTCCACGAGGCATACCATGTCGAACCTGCTCAAAGTGGCCATGATCGAGACCATTCTGTCCCTGTGGCAACGCGGCTGGTCCCAACGCCGCATTGCCCGCGAACTGGGCATCAACCGCGAGACCGTCGCACGCTATCTGCGGCACGTTCCGCTGCCAGCAAAACCAGCCATCGCGCCCGCCGGCTCTGCCGACCTTGGCGGCAATTCAAAACCAGCCATTGCGCCCATCGGCTCGACGCTCCGGGAGGACGCCTCAAAACCAGCCATTGCGCCCATCGGGTCGAGCAGCGCCGATCTCCCGATTACGCCAGCGCCGCCCGGCCAGGAGTCGCCGGCCCCAGGCCGCCCCAGTGACTGCGAACCCTGGCGTGCGGCTATCCAGGCCAAGCTCGACCTCGGCCTGTCGGCCCAGCGCATTCATCAGGACTTGGTGGCCGAGCATGGCTTCACCGGCAGTTACTACAGCGTGCGTCGCTTTGTCCGCCACCTGGAAGAGACTCTGGAGCTGCCCTTCCGTCGCCTCGAATGCGGTCCCAGCGAAGAGGCCCAGGTCGATTTTGGCTGTGGCGCTCCGCTGCTCTTGCCCGACGGCCGGCGGCGACGCACGCACGTCTTCCGCATCGTCCTCAGCCACTCGCGCAAGGCCTACAGCGAAGCCGTCCTGCGCCAGACCACCGATGACTTCCTGCGTTGCCTGGAAAACGCCTGGTGGCACTTCGGCGGCGTGCCGCAACGCCTCGTGCTGGACAACCTGCGTGCCGCCGTGGCCAAGGCGGACTGGTACGATCCCGACCTCAACCCCAAGGTGCGCTCGTTCGGTCAGCACTACGGCCTGACGTTGCTGCC